CCTAAAGCTAAAAAGCGTAAAGGCGACAAAGCTAACAGCGAACCAATGCCAAAAACAAAAGCTGGCATGATCAATGCGGCGTACCAAGCTATGTCTAAAATGAAAAAAGAAGAACTAGCAGGTCGCTTATCCAAGTTTATGGGTGAAGAAGTTGAAGCTGAAGAAGCTGACGAAGTCGCTTCAATGGTAGAGTTCAACTATTCAAATGAATTAGATGCATTGGTTGAATCTGAGGCAACTCTTTCAGAAGAGTTTAAAGCCAAAACAGCTGTACTGTTCGAAGCAGCGGTAAAATCAAAACTTTCAGAAGAGATCGATCGTTTGGAAGAAGCATATGCTGAGGAACTACAAACTGAGCTTGCTTCAACAAAAGAAGATCTAGTCGAAAAAGTTGACAGCTACCTCAACTATGTGGTTGAGTCTTGGATGGAAGAAAACAAAGTTGCGATCCAATCTGGCCTACGTACAGAAATCGCAGAAGGCTTCATGAACAAATTGAAAGATGTGTTCACTGAGTCTTATGTTGAAGTTCCAGAATCCAAAGTCGACCTAATTGATGAGCTAACAGCAGAAAATGAAGAACTAGAAGAAAACTTCAATGACGCTGTAGCAAAAGCAATCGCATTGGGTGAAGAACTAGAAACATATAAGCGTGAAGCAATCATTCGTGAAGCATCACGTGATCTAGCTCAAACTCAAGTAGAGAAGCTTGCATCATTGGTAGAGGGTATTGATTTTGAAGACGAAGAAACATTTGCTGAAAAAGTAAAAATCGTCAAAGAATCACACTTCTCAAAGAAAGCGGTTGAGTCAACTATTGCAGAAGAAACAGAAGATGATGGCGAAGCTATCCAAGCAGAAGTTTCAGACGTAATGGCTCAATATCTTGCAGCAATCCGTAAATCAACTCAAAAATAAGTTAAACTAAGGAGATCCAATTATGGAAACTTATGATCGTCTCGTAGAGAAATGGTCTCCAGTATTGAACGAAGAGTCAGCTGGTAAAATCCAAGACGCACACAAGCGTGCGGTTACAGCGGCCGTTCTGGAGAACACAGAAAAAGCATTGGCAGAAGAAGGCGCACGCCAGAACTTCCTAAACGAAGATGCCGCAGCTAACAACACTGCTAACGCAGCAAACTGGAACCCAGTACTAATTTCACTAGTACGTCGTTCTATGCCAAACCTAATGGCGTATGACGTTTGTGGTGTTCAGCCGATGACAGGCCCAACAGGCTTGATCTTCGCAATGAAATCAACCTACAAAACAACACGCGCCGGCGCAACATCTGGTAACGAAGCACTGTTTAACGAAGCAATCACTGGCTTCTCAGGTGACTCAAACGGCACTCAATCGCAAGGTCCATCAGGTCTTTCAGGCTTGACAGACTCAAACAGCGACTCAAGCATCGACAACGATCGTACTGGCCCAGACTTCGGTGGCGGTATGACAACAGCTAATGCAGAACAACTAGGCACAACTGGTGAGTCTGCGTTTGCTGAAATGGGTTTCACCATTGAAAAAGCAACTGTTACTGCAAAATCACGTGCGTTGAAAGCAGAATACACTCTAGAACTTGCACAAGACTTGAAAGCAATTCACGGTCTTGACGCAGAAACAGAGTTGTCAAACATTCTGTCTACAGAAATCTTGGCGGAAATCAACCGTGAAGTTATCCGTACAATCAACTCACAAGCTAAAACTGGTGCAGGCCAAGCTTCTACAGCAATCAACGGTATCTTCGATCTATCTACAGACGCAGACGGCCGCTGGTCAGTTGAGAAGTTCAAAGGTTTGATCGTTCAAATCGAACGTGAAGCAAACACAATCGCAAAAGAAACACGTCGTGGTAAAGGTAACTTCGTTATCTGTTCTTCTGACGTTGCTTCAGCTCTTGCAGCTTCTGGCATGTTGGACTATGCTCCAGCATTGGCAACAAACTTGAACGTTGATGACACAGGCAACACTTTTGCTGGTGTATTGAACGGTCGTACAAAAGTATATATCGACCCATATTCAACAACAGATTTCGTAACAGTTGGCTATAAAGGTTCTAACCCTTATGACGCTGGCGTATTCTATTGCCCATACGTACCACTAACAATGGTCCGTGCAGTTGGTGAGAATGACTTCCAGCCACGTATCGGGTT